GGAATCGCCCAGAGCTTCAGCAGCAGCGGTGGACATTGCTGTACCTGCAGCGTAGTTAGTTGTCGTTAAGGCCTTTAGTACATCTGAGCCAACGTGTGTGCCTGTACCAGCAAATTTGGTGTCAGGTTCGTTAAACAATGCCTCTGTACCGGACTGTGAAGTATAACGAGCTTTCATCGCAAAGATAAGTCCTGTAGGACCTGTCATTGGCTGAACACCGCATACATCATAGGCGATAAGTGAAGGCATGGCACGGCGAACTAGCGAAATTAGGATTGGATCCCAATTTGCAACTGCCGAACCTGTTGCGTTTGTAGGAGCAGTTTCTTTAAGAAAATCTGTATCTTCTTGTAGAGCTCGCTCTTGGTTTTCTAGGATTACAGTTGTGACTGCCCGACGATAAGCATCTTTAATCTCGGGGAGGTCAGGATGCTGTAATACTGGCTGCCATTTTTCCTGTAAGTGTTCCGTTTGAAACATTATAGTTTTCTCCCTATTTTTTTAATGGTTCACGTTACCAGCACGTTTTTCATTGCGGGCAATTGCGGACATATATCGTGACATAGTATCGGACATATCTGAATCTTCCGTACTCTCGACTGTTGCCGCTGTTTCTTCATTACTTGCTACAGCTTTTGGAAAATATCCTTCCTTGATTTGGTCGACTTTCTTGCGAAAATCTTCCTCATTTTCGTAATCAATATTTTCTACTAAACTTGCAAACTTTTCCACTTCTGTATCAGCAAGATCAGAAGCAACATCGAGAAGAATCTCATTTCTCTTTAAGATATTATTCTCTTGAACAAGCTTAACATTACTTTCCATAACATCGTTTAACTTACCTTCAAGCTCGTTAGCATTTTCAGCTGCGGCATCAAGCATATCAAACTGATCATCAGGGATAGCAATATTATGCTCTTCAAAAAGAGCTTTGAGACCTGAAATGAAATTTTCTGTAATTTCTGTTTTGAGCGCATGCTCAACAGCAACTTCATTATTATTCATCCATTCTTCTACAACATAGTTGAGGTAACCATCAACTTTTTCTGATAGTTCCTCCTGTACATCTCCAATAGTTGAATTAAACCTTTCAGCATAAGAAGCATCAATCGCTTCAAGCTCTTCACGGATCTTAGCCTTAACAGCAGCTTCAAAAATTGTAGCAGCCTTTAGTTTAAATTCATCTGAAAAATCATCCTCACCTTCTGTCAATGCAGCAACATCGTCACTGAAATCCATATTAGCAATTCGATCTTCAATTGTTACTTCGTTAGAAGCTTCTTCCTGATCTGCCTCGGATACAACCTGAGAATCTTCCGATTCTTCGTGTTCTACTTCTTCACGGGCACCAGCCTTCATTTCACCACTACCGTCACCCATAGGTTTCGGAGAGGCATTAGAAGGCTTACCTTTGCGAGGTAGGTCTTTTGATTGAGAAGCTTTTTTCGAAGCCTCTTTACCAGGATCGGAAGGAGCATCTGGAGAAACAACAGCAGGACCCATGTCTTGCACTTCACCAGGTAACCTTTCAGGCTTCATGGCTTTAGCAGCATGTTTCGTGGGTTCATCTGCCGCTACTTCAGCTATTTGCTCATCACCCGTAAGTTCTTCAGCAGCAATAGCTTCTAGTTCAGCATTTTTATCTGTCATGGTTAGATAACTCCCTGTTTGTTTATAATACAATGATTATTTATAATTTTTAAAGCTTTGACATAAAATCTGCAAATAACCTTATTTGTTTTTCTTCTAGATTTTTTGTTTTCTTCTCTAATTCTTTACGGTATTCTGCAATTCGTACTTCCTTTACAATACCATTATCCCAAATCCATTCTTTACCTTCCATAACACCTTCTACGAAAGCATTAGGCGCAGATGGATCTGCAACAATATCAGCCGCAGTTGCTAAATAAAAATCATCTTTAACAACTTGCAAACCGTCTCGTCTAGGCTCTAATGAACCCATACCTCTTGACGAAACACCAAGTTTGGCACCTTCATCAATAAGATTTTTTACAATCTTACCATAAGGTGTATCCATAATTTTTGCTTCGCCAATGAAATTTTTACCATCAGGATATAACCTTGTAATCATATGCGATACTCTTTCAAGGTTCACCGTAGGCCCATCAGGATGTCCTAACTCTCCAAAAGCACGTTTCTGATTAACATATTCCTTATTATATCTACCAACTTCTTTTTCTAAAATAGAATGAGGATACATTCGATTGTTACGATTCTTTATATCAGATTGCATAAACACGCCCCTGATATTATAATTTTTAGAACCATCAGCAGATGCTTCCGTAACATATTCCACACCTTCAACGTGTTCGGATATTAGTTTCATTTTTCTTCCTCAGTCTCCTCAGGATTTCCTGTAATTCCCGTATCAATAGGTTCATGTGTAACTTCGGCACTCATATCTGCAAATGCAGTACTAGCTAATCGCACTTTAGCATCATCTAAACTAGCTTGAATTTTTGCCGTCATTGCATCATTAAAATCACCAGAAGCTTTGGCTAAATCGCCTTGTGTTAATGCGTCTACCATGCCCTCTATACTTCCTTTGCTCATAATTTTTCCCTTTTATCTATTTATGTAAAATTAGATCCTGAACCATTTTCATCTTCATCTTCATCTTCAAAATCTGCGGGGTCTTGACCAAACTGTCCAACTGGTTCACCAAACCCACCTTCAGGTCCACCTAAATCTGTTCCAGCATCTGTCGCAATAGTACCATCTGCTTTTTCAGATTTAATTTGTTTATCTATTTGTGCTACATCTTCATCAGTTTGTTTCAGAACATTCTTCCTGACCCATTCAACTGAAAAATAAGTACCAATATATTCTGTAATAACATTAAGTTGATCAACACGTTCCTTTAACAACTCAGCGTCCTTTAATTCATAAAAATGGTTATCATCATTAAAATCATAAATGATAAACTCTCTGACTTTATCCCAATCTTCTGGCGTAATAATGCCTTTCAGAATCAATTGTGTTTTTAATACATCTTGGAATAAACCACAGAACCTCTTTCGTGTTTTTTGAATGAATTTACTAAACTTAATTTCATCTCTAGTAATTTCAGCAGACCGGCCCATATTAAAGCCTGTATCTGAAATTAATCGTGATGACGGAATGTTTAATGAGCGATATAACTTCTCTCTAAAGTAATTGATATCTTCTATTTCACCTAAATTTTGACCACCGCCAAGTGTTGTAATTTCTGTACCTCTACCACCTTCTCTACGTGGCAACCAGAAATCCTCCAACATCGACATTTGATTACGGTCATCTTTAATCTCACCTGAAGAAGCATCATACACTACCTTATTACGATAGCGATTCATAATATCTTTAAGATAAGCTTCTGCCTTAGGCTTAGGGAGATTACCTACATCAATATAAAAGATTCTACGTTCTGGAGCTCGACTGATTCTGTAAATAACCAGAGAGTCTTCCATCATACGGAGTTGGTTTGTAGGTTTAATTGCCTTATGTAGATGGCCATAAACCTGTTTTGTTGTGGGGTTAAATATACCAGAAGTACAATATGTAATAGCGTCCGGAGAAATCTGAATTCCCTGTGAGTTAGCACCTCCTTTAAGATTTCCAGGTATACCTTGAAAAGCAGGATAAACTCCAGCTTCATTATAGATATAGAATTCTTGAACCTTTTTAACTAAAGAAACACCTTCTTTAGAAACTCCGTCCCTTCCTTTCCCTTTCTCTACTACACGAACCTTCTTGATAAATTTAGGATCAATATAACGAATTTCTGTAATACCTTTCCGTGGAGAGGTATCTTCAATCATTTTATGATAGAAAACTCTTCCGTCGATATACCATCTTCGGAATATATTGTGTCCATTATTTTTCCAGTCCAACAAACGTAGAATTTCGTTAAACTCCTCTATAAGCTTTTTCTTAATTGCGGTTGATAATTTAGTATTATCTAAATTCAACTTAACAGAAACATCTGTTTCGTCCGCAGTTATAGCTTCATTGACTATATCATCAATTGCTTGATCACATTCGGGAGCTTCAGCAGTTACACGATATTTTTTAATTAAATCCCAATCGTTCTTTGCTGCCTTATCTATGTTTATGTATTGGCTGAAAAAACCAGCACCGCCAGAAATATCTAGGGTGCCTTCTTCGTCAGAAGGGGCGACAAAGGACTTAGCCTTCGTCGCCTCTTTCTTCCGTTTTATTTCGTATCCAAAAAAATCTGCCATAATAATATTTATACAGCTTCAGCTAGTGATTTTTTATTTTACTGTGTAATAACTTATTAGGTGCTACCAATACCTGTACCGCCCGGTCCTGTAGTCATATAATTAAATCGGAACGTTGCTCCGTATTCCTCCACAGTATCATTTGAATCGAAAGCGAGCTCAATAGCATCAACTGTAGTGGGCCACAAATTGTAAAGCTTTGCGGTCCATACTACTGAACCTTCACGATTCATTTGCCTTACATCTGCTGTGCCATAATAACCAGCACCCATAGCAGTAGTAGAAGATCCAATGTCAGCAATAGCATGACTCCAACGTTCTAAACCAGAACGAACAGACCAACCAGCATCATTGAGTATGGTTACTGTCCAAGCATCATATGTGCGATCACCAGCAAGAAAAATCTGACGACCACGATATGGTACAGTTACTTCACCAATCGTCATCGCAGGCATTTGAGCCGCTTTACACAAAAATGAAAATGGTTCTGGAGATACACCTAGACCAGAAACAGACACTTCAAACTGATTAGGACGAGCACCACCACCAGCGAGTCTATTTACAAACGCATTTAAATTAGCCATTTGTCATATCCTCCTAAACTCGACCAACAACTTCATCGAAATCAACACCTGTTCGGGTTGCGATGAATGTTAGTGTTACAAAGTTGATTGAACGTGCAGGTTTAATATAAATGTCAGCCCGGAATTCATTGTTATCAATTACCTGTGGGGTATTGTTTGTTGAATCACAAACAGTTAGAAAATCAAAAATACCACGGCGTGCCTGTATATCTCTTAGATAGGGGTCTACCATAGCTCTGAAATTATCCCGTGTAAACTGATCATTGAACTCAAAGAGTACTGTACGAGCAGCAATCTTACAAGCTTCTTCTACCGTTAAGAATAACCTACGAACGTTAATGCGACTAAAGGCACTATTTTTAGATAGTCCAGTTTTATCGCCGAACAGGAGAGTACCTTCACCGGGGAACGTAACAACAGGGTTGATACGAGCACGATAAAGTCTATCACGTTCTGTTTGAGTTGGATTGAAAGCAAGAGCAATCGAACCGCGGATTTGACCACGTGTTAGTCCTGCAGGTGACCACCATGGATCTTCAACCGCATCAGTGTGAGCACACAGTCCGGCAATATGGCCGCAAAGAGGCACCCAACGATAAACGTCATTATACTTATCAAACTGCTTCGTATAACCACTATCGAATACCGTATAGGATGAACTTGACAGAGCATCAAAATATCCTTTGACGTTCTGTGATTGTGTATAAGTTTTAGCGATATTAACAACATCACTCCGATCAGGAGAGATGAAACCAACACAGTCCTTACGTTTCTCAACGAGGTCTGTAATGTAAACGCCTTGTGTTATTGCACCGGTATTACCTACTGAAGCAGGACCAGCAATTACTAAATTAACATCTTCTGTATCAGCATCTTCAAACATCTTATAAGCGATTTGGCGATTTCCTTCAGTAGGACTAATTGTATCACCAGCACCACTTACACCTTCAGTTCGCTCAAAATCATTTGTTGCATCATCAAATGTTACACCTGAAGCAGGTTGACCCCAGTTTGAACCGCCGGCGGGGTGATCCAGCCAGTAAATATATTCAGACTGATCAGCTAAAACATTCAGATAATAATTTTTTGAACCATCGTCTGTTAGTGCATCAGAAGCTTTTGATACCGATTCCCATTTCTCTAATATTTCTCCAGGTACACCAGAAATCTTACCATCTTTATCACTAATGATAATGTGCATTTCATCTTTTGAACCAGAACGATCAGATGTATATGTTGATGTTCCAGGTTTGTTAGAGAACTGATCAGCATATTCCCATCTCCGATCAATGTCTGTATCATCAGCTATAGCGCCAGATAATCCTGTAGCACCGCTAGCTGGATATCGTTTAATTGTTATATCATTGGTAACTTTACTAACTACCTGATAATGTTGTCCATTAGCTTCCTGCAAATAGATAATATCATTATCATTTAATTTTGTTCCATCATCTACTGTAATTACAGTATCGCCTGCAGCAGCTGATGCATCATTAATCTTTACAACTGCAGCTTCTTCAAAACCTTCTGCATCGTTGCAAAATGCCACTCTTAGGCTATTACCCCAAGAGCCAGCTGTTCTGGCTGCCCACATACCGTTTCCGATAGGTGCTGACCCATCAGCATAAGGACCGCTTGTACCATCACCGTCCATATAATGGGTTTTATTTTTGATAAGAAGGCCAGAACCCTTTTCAGTAGCATTCAAGGCGCCTGTAACCAAAATTCTTACCACCTTTAATGTATTACTATAAAGTAAGAAGGAAGCTGCCGTAAACCAATATTCAAAGTTTGTGGTGTTTGGCTTACCAAATATATCTACTAATTCACTTTCAGTAGAAACTGTGATAACTTGCTCAATCGGGCCTTTAATAGCCGGAATAGCAAGAGCACCAATACTAGTTGGCTCACTTCTTACGGAAGTTGTAGCATCCTTTTCTTTTACAGCAACACCAGGTGAAACTAGATCGACCATTTTTCCATTTCTCCTTGGTTGAGTTTAAATAATATAATTGTTTTCAATTCTTTCATAGTTATTTATTATTTTCGTGTTTTTCAAAACAGTAATTTTTATACACTTGTGTATAAATATACATAAATAGTTTAAACTAGGTTTACACAAGTGTATACAAAACAGAGAAGAATAGATTTAATTCAAACCTTTGAAGGTTTAGAATGTGAAATATGTGGCCATCCTGAGGCGCAGAATTTGGTATGGTATCCTCACCACAAAAAGATAAGACATAACCTCCTTCGTTTTGGTAAAAGGTCTGAAGAATTTGAAGATGCTAAAAAACTAATAGAACAATCTATACCTGTCTGCTTACACTGCCGAGAAGATAGATATTATGCCCTACTTATTGGTGAAGATAAAGACCCTAGATGGCCTATGATTATAATTATAGATTAATGTGTTTCTACATCAAATACATTTGGCATATCAGTAGGTCTCCAATAATCACCATCTTCATCAACAAACGCAGCGTCTAAATCTAAAATTCCATCATCAATAAATCCAAACGGAGCCATATCAGCTTCTATATTTTCCTTTTGACTTTCAAATAACCTCTTACGGATATCCTCATCTGTCATTTCTTTAAAGTATTGTTGGTCTGTTAACCAAGCAAAGAATACTAGACACATCACCAAATCATCTGATGCACCTTCTTCAGCCTCAAAAGATTGTCCTTTTTGTATGAAATTAGACAACTCTACTATAACATCAAAATCATGTATCTCTAACTTATCACCTTCTATCAACTGTTTAAGATTAGAACAACCTATACGTTTGAGTGATTTAGTTGTTCTTATACCTAAATCGGTTGCAGAATCTCCAAAGCCACCACCAACAACTTGACCTAAACGTCCTCTCAATTGAGTCATTATAATATTTTCATAGGCCATATCATAATGTAAAGCGTCTGCAACTTGACCACCTATATCATTTATCTCCACCAATAGATGTGCATTATTATAATTACGAGCAACCTTATGTATAATCTCAGGAAATATAAGAGGTTTAATTTCATTACTACGATATTTAGCAACTAATTTGTATGGTAGAGTTGTAATATCAAGTACCACAAATGCGGAATAATCTTTTGATCCGCCCCTTGCAACATCTACAGACACACAATAATCGTGTTCCTTTTCGGGCCTCTCAAATATATCTAACCCTGCATTTTTCTCTATAGGTTCCCAATAAGGCATTTCTTGTAATTTAAGAACCGATATGAGAGTATCAATTGAACCCAAGAATGAACACTCAAACTCCTGTTGAAACTGTCGTTCCGATGTATTTGCTATCGTAGATTCTTTCCACTTTTCATCTCGGCCTGGTACTTCTGACCAGTGTACCTCTATAGGTATGAACTCACTTTTTTCATTTACAGCATCCATCCACATTCTATAGTACATATTCATCCCATGTGGTGTAGACACAATCATCACTTTAGATGATTTACCTGATGTGATTGTAGGATATACAGAAGCAAAAAACTGTTCTGCTATATGTGATGGGATAAAAGCAAACTCATCAAGGAAGATGATGTTGAATGTCATACCACGAATAGCAGATGCCGACGTTGACGCCGCTATAATTCTAGAACCATTCTCCAGTTCAAGTGAACCTTTGTTCCAGTTCAGAACTCCCATCTGCATCCATGATGGTAGATTCTCATATGCAAGTTGGAATCTAGCCAACAAATCCCTAGCTGTTGAAGCTTTATTAGCTAGAATAGCTACATTTGTTGATTCATTAAAGATAGCAAAGTGTATCAAATAGCCAATGATAGTAGTAGACTTACCAGACTGTCTAGGTAGTTTACATATCGTAAAACGATTATTATGGAACGTACCTATAATTTCTTTTTGAAATGGATATAATTTAAATGGAATAAGACCTTCGTCCAAACTGATAATCTTTACATATTCTTCTATGAAATAGATTGGATCTTTAGAACACCTAATAAACTCAGCTAATTCCTTTTCTCCATATTCGGATTGAGTTAATGCTGATTTAAGATTAGGATTTCCTTTATAAATTTCAACCATCAGATTTATCTTTTAGGAGAGCTTGAAGTTCTTTAGTTGAACCAACAAATAAGGCATTAGTAACACTTTTCGGACCTGTATCTGGAACCTCTTTTAATCTTTGCATCTTCTCTTGTAAGTCTGCTAGTCTTTCTGTCACTTCCGATACAGTCTTAATCAATTGACCTGCAACTTCATAGGTCCTAGGGTGCTCTTGTTCTTTTGCTAAGTCTAAGATACCTGTAATAGCATCCTGACCACGTTCAATAAGGTTATAAAAATTTTCTCTACTATATCTATAGTCTACGTCAGTATCCACTTCCCGCTCAGTGGCAGTCATTACAGCCGTCGCTGGCCGTGCAGCCAGGGGCTTAGGATCTAATACCTCTCTTTTTATGTTTTTTGCTACTCCAAGAGCGTCACTAATCGCATCATCTACATTATTCATAATCAAGTCCATTCACTTATAGTTTCATTAAATCCAAAATCATCCGCATCTGGTGACGATGGCGGCCTAGTTGCTTCAACGACAATTCGGTGGTGTCGTGAAGGTGTTTCTGCTGGCAAATCTGGATATATATCCACTTGCGCTTTTGTAATCTGTTCTTGTGTACTAACTGGACCATAAACATACGTTTTAGCACTAAAACTCAAAGTATAAATTATAGCCCTACGTTCTGTAAAATCACCAGCATAAGTATCTTCATAATTAATATCATTTAAAATTATTGGAACATCTCTAATGATAGACATTTCAGGAATTTCTTTGATAGTTACAGTATATTCTGGCTGAAAGTATGGTAGTATCTGTTCAACAATTTGAATACCATCATCACTATTCTTAGCCATAACAAACAATTCAAAGTTTACATTATAAGGAACAGGAGTATACTGAGTAGTCATAGACTTTAGTTTTTTAACAGTATCTTCTTTAACCCTTTTATGTTTAATAATTCTATTTAATTTTCTCGCAGGATCATATGTAAATCCTTGAATCTCAAATCCTATACGAGGAAGAGTAATAGCTATAGATTGTGTCCCAGCTGGGTCTTGTTCTAATCTAGTGATAAATTTTTGTTTCGGGCCATACGCTAAAGGCACTTTCAAAGATTGTGTCTTTGTTCCTGATTTACTTTTTCTAAATATACTTATGTTGTTAAATAATGAACCAAAAGCTATAATAGTTTTTCTAAACGATTCATTATAAAAATGTTCTCCGAGCATTACATACCCTCCGTAGGTTCACCAAAAGGATTCTTCTCACTAAAATCAATTATTCCGTCTATAGATTCGGTCCCTATAGCTTCATCTTCAAAGAAATCATTATCCGCTTGTGGCATTTGTTCTTCAATGTTAAAGTTCTCTAATATTATATAGTATTCATCACCTTCATCATCTTCATAAAGGATAGAATCAACACCAACCTCATCTTCACAGATTATATTATCACTATCTGTTTCATCTATTATCAATCCGGTAGTAGTAAAATCTGTTCCTGCTTCCAAGCGAATTGCCTCATTATATGTAAAGGGACTTTCACCAATAAGATTCCAATTTCTAGGATCAAGGGTATGTTTTTCTTCAATATTATCAATTTCAGGAATTCCAGTATTAATTTCTTGACTTGAATATTCATAAGTTCTACAATATAATTTATATACAGGAAGATTATCTATCTGATAAAATGGATCATCATGGTCTACAAAACTTATTATAAATAATTTTTTTACTGTTGGATGCCATATTAAATCTCCTTCATTAGGTCGACCAGTTCCCAACATATCAGATAGATACTCTGTATCTGTTAATGCTGTTGATGATCCTGTGCCTGAAGCTGCAATTAAAATATCTTCCCAACGCCTACGAGATACTACAAAGGTTGTTTCATCTCTAACTTCTAAACCGAACCTTGTAATAATTTCCTTTTCACCCTGATATCCTTCTGGAGTTTCCATCCACATTTCCATAGGATAAGCATTTTCATATTTACTGAGAGTATCCTCTCCTAGGAGATCATCTTCGTTTACGAGGGTTCTAGGGAGATAGTAGCAGTCGTGCCCAAAAATCCCCAAAGCTTCTATGACTAAATCTTCGTAAAGCAGCTGTTCGTTAGTCGTCCCTTTAGTGAAGTAAAGATTAGTTGGCATGATTAATTATCCAATGTCGAAATGGAGTGGTTCCTCCCACGTTGTTTTCGATTCTTCTTCTAACTTTATAATTGTGTCCTTAGCATCATTATATATTGTTTCACCATTCATAGTAACTCCACCCAACATAGTTACACCTTGAAACTTGATAAGATTCTCTCCCCACTGTTTCTTTATAAGAGCTGTTGAATATCTTTTTAACCACAAATTGTCATATACATCAGTCCAGGTTGTAGGATCTAATTTTCGATAACATTCTATAATAATATGCTCTCCTATCTGAACATCATCACCCCAATCCATATTAATATAAAGCCTATTCTTATGAGTATTAAACTGTAAAGGCTTTTCTCCTATTAAAATCATATCTAAATAATCTAAATGCCACATGGTCATTTGATAATGAATAACTGATTCAGATGAAAAATCATACAGGTCATTCAATCTTAACTGATAACGAACATCAAACATATTAAGATTGCCTCTATCACTAAACGGCAGAACTCTCAATACACTTTGAACCGCATCAGGCATTACTAAAAATCCTTTCCCTGTTTTCCAATCTGTTGTTATTCCACTATCTTTTATATCTGTGGCCGTTTCAGATTCATCAGTGCCAGACCTAGTAACATCAGCTTCTGTAATTAAGTGTTTAAGATAACAACGCTCCATACCACTATACTGAAAAGTATAAAAGAATTGGAGCGCTTCATCAACTCTATCATCAACTTGATCATCATCAACGTTGATTTCTAAAACAGGCGCTCCTAATTTTCGTAAGCACCAATCCTTTAATGTAGATTTAGAATTTGGTATAGCCATTAATATGTTCCGCCATCTATTACATTAGTCCAATCTGGAGTCCCAGAGTTTGAATATAAAAAGTAACCATCCGTTCCAGCTGCTGTTGCCTGTATATCCGTACCACTGTTACCATAAAGAATGCCATTAGCTGTTAATGAAGTGACTCCAGTACCACCCTCTGTCATCGGCAAAGTACCTGTTACCTTTGTAGTTAAGTCTATACTACCTGCAAGTTGAGCATTTGATACACCTAAACTCTTAATGGTAACATCACCAGCAGCTACACTGAAATCAGCAGTATTAAATTTAGCAATACCTTTATTGGTTAAACTAGCATCTTCGCCGGATACTGTTAATGTTCCATTAGCATCATCATAAATGTGATTGATACCTTCGCCTGACTGGAAGAGATTGTTACCAACTTCATCATCAATCGCTTCATTACTAGCATAAATGTTTGTAGTGCCCTGAGCAATATCATCAGAGTTTAGAGTTAATGTACCACCCAATGCAAGATTATAACCTTGAAGTGTAACTGAATTATTATCTAACTGTGTATTGGAAACGCCGCCTGATTTAATACTAACAGCACCTGTAGTAACATCGAAATCAGTATTAGCAAATGATGCTATACCTTTATTACTATCTGTAGCATCTTCAGCTGCAATTGTAAATGTGTTAGCAGAATCATTGTATGTTGTAGTGATACCCTCACCGTCTTGTACTAAAGAATCAATGCGGTCATCAACACGCTCATCAGTATAAAATAGGTTTGTACCTTCAGCAAAATCATCTGTATCTAGGGTTAATGTACTGCCCAAGGACAATGAATTGCTGTTTATTGTTACTGAACTATTAGTTAGTTTAGCATTTGCAATTGATCCTGTAAGCATCGAATTGGTTACACCCAAAGCCTTAACTTGCAATGTATCAGCTGAAACTTCGATAGATGAATTGTCTACTGCAACATCTAATGTGTTGCCTGATTTGGTTAATGCCTCTCCAGCAATTACTTGACCTGCACCTGAGAACTGTGATACTGGTAAATTTGTCGTGCCGATTGTCGGCACACCATTATGTGTAAATGTATATCCATTGTCTTTACCTATAGTACCTTCTTCAACAAATACGAATGTGCCACCATCTAGTTCTTGTGATGGATCACCATCTGCATCTGTAGCTCTAGTCAATACCCAATTCGCAGCACCACTACCAACTGTTGTTACTGTATAGATACCATTCTCAGTCTGTGCAGTTTGATCTTTAACTAGTACTCTATCATTAAGAGATGCAGCAACACCATCTACTGTAAATGCGGCCTGAGTACCATTGTTAGTTAATGTGGCACCAACACCCAATGTACCGTTAGCATATGTGCCAGACAAGTCAGCCGTTGTGGCCATTCTAACCGAATCTTTAATATCAAGACCACTCTTTACGGCATCAACATATTGTTTGGTAACAGCATCTGTTGTTTGAGTTGGATCTGCAAGATTAATAATTCTTGCACTATTAACATCAACTGATCCAGTTCCATCAGGATCTAGAAGTATATCTCCATCAGTATCAGTAGAACTAATTGTATTACCATCTAACGTTAGATTATCAACATCTAAAGAAGTAACACCATTCAGATCGGTAATTGTATCACCCAAATTAATAGTATCACTACCCAACACTATAGTAGAGTTGCTTAGTTTAGCATTATCAATAGAACCAGCAAGTTGTGCATTAGATACTCCAAGAGCCTTAATACCAACAGCGCCAGTAGTTACTGTAAAATCCGTACTGGCAAATGAAGCTACACCCTTATTAGAGTCTGTAGCGTCCTCTGCATCAATCGTAAATGTACCAGCACTATCGTTATAAGTTGTGGTGATACCTTCACCATCAACAACTAGGTTACTTACACGGTCATCAACACGTTCATCTGTATACCATATATTGGTTGAACCTTCAGGTACTTCATCTGTACTAACTTGGTTTGTACCTGTACCCCAATCTATAAGTGTATCATCAATAGCATCAGCCTGTATGTTTACTGCACCGGCCGTAACATCAAAATGTGTTGATTGAAAAGATGCAACACCCTTATTGGTTGTACTAGCATCTTCACCAGTTACGGTTACTATTTTTCCAGTAGCGGAAGTATCTATACCTTCGCCACCTATAATAGATAGTGTTTCAGAGTCTAGGTCAATAGCTATTGTACCACTGTCTGTAGTAAGGTCTAAATCTTCAGCTGTAATCTGTGTGTCTACATATGTTTTAATACTTTCAGCTGTAGCGAGAGT